CGACCACGAATTGAACCGACACTTTTCGTATTTTATCGCAGGTGCAATCACGCTGCAACAATTCAAAGCGGCAATGGCAGAAACATTTGAACGCTGCAAAAAACTTGAAAAATATGAAAGTACGGGCTCAGCATAGACACCTCACACGCCACCGGGCAAATGTGAAACTAAAACTCAGGTTTCAATATGTGCAAATAGTTAGCCCCCTTATTCGCATGATTATGGCCGACATTAAGAATATCAAAAAATGAAGATACTCGCACTTTGGGAAGGAATGGGGGGTGTGGAATACCACCGCCTTTACTCACCCCTAAAATACCTGCAAATTACACACCCAGAATTGGAAGTCGACATTTGCCATGACATAAACGAGAAAGGCACTCCGAACCTTACGCAATACGATTTGGTGGTGTTTAACCGCTACATCGGCAAACGCCACTATGATGTGTTGGTACACCTTGCCAAACACAATATCCCCTATGTGATTGATGTGGACGATTATTGGCGGCTGCCGAAGTTTCACCACGCCTACCGCTGGGCGAAAACAAACGACCTCAAAGGGGCGGTTCAAGACGCCATACATTACGCTGCCGGGGTTACTGTAACCACCGACACACTGGCAAATGAAGTGCGGCAAATCAACTCAAATGTGTGTGTGCTGCCAAATGCTTTGAACCTCACTGATGAGCAATGGCTGGGCGAAAAAACGCAGTCCGATAAGGTGCGCTTTGGCTGGGTGGGTGGGCTTACCCATGCCAACGATATTCAGATTATCAGCGATGCCATAGCGCATATGTGCGACACTTACCCCGAGCAAGTGGAATTCTACCTATGCGGCTATCAACCGCATCATTTGTGGCAGTCTATTTTGTACCGATTTAATGGGGGTGCGGACAAGGTACGAGAGCAGGTAAAGGTTAGCGGTGCGCAGCAGGTTAATGAATACGGGTTGTTTTACCGCTTATTCGATGTGGCACTCGCACCCCTCGAAGATATCAAGTGGAACAACTGCAAATCAGAGTTAAAAGTCATTGAAGCCGGGGCGTATGCCTTGCCAGTGATTGCTAGTTATGTCAAACCTTACAGCACAATGGAAGCCAACCCCGGGATAATGTATGCAGGAAACACAACCGAAAGCTGGGTGAAGACAATGACTAAATCAATGGACACACTCAAAGCGGCACGGGGTGAAGCGAACCGGATATACTGCAACACCCACCATAACTTTGAGGCCATAAACCTAAACCGATTGGAGTTTTATAAGTCGTGCATATCAGGTACACACGCCCATTCGTAACCGATTACCAACGGGCGATACTTGATAGCCCGGCAAGGTACACCGTAACCGCTGCCGCCACCAAAGTAGGCAAGACAGCCAGTCATATTATTTGGCTGTTTGAGCAGGCGTTAACTTTAAAAGAAAATCAATCCGTGTGGTGGGTGGCTCCGGTGTATCAGCAGGCAGAAATTGCCTTTAATCGTATGCGCACTCAGGTAACGGACAAGGGGTTTTTTAAGGTCAATGAAAGCAAGTTGAGATTGACTACACCAACGGGAGGTATCATTCAATTCAAGTCGGCAGAAAAGCCTGACAATCTATATGGGGACGATGTATTTGCAGCCGTGTTTGACGAGTTCACAAGGGCTCGAGAAGAAGCGTGGTTCGCACTCCGTTCAACCCTAACCAAAACTCAGGGCAAATGTAAGTTGATCGGGAATGTAAAGGGCAAAAAGAACTGGGGGTATAAGTTATCTGAACGGGCAAAGGCTGGTGAACCGGGGTATCAGTTCTACAAGATAACCGCTTATGACGGGGTGGACGCTGGCATATTGGACGCTGCCGAAATTGAGCAGGCGAAACGCGACCTGCCACAGCACATATTTTCGGAGTTGTATTTGGCAGAGCCTACCGAGGACGGCAGCAACCCGTTCGGGCTGAGTTACATTGACCGCTGCATCAAACAGCAATCGACCGCCCCTGCTGAATGGTACGGCATCGACCTTGCAAAATACACGGATTGGACGGTAATTATCGGACTGGACAAAGATTACAATGTCTGCCACTTTGAGAGGTTTCAAAAGGATTGGGCGCAGACTGAGCAGCATATAATTGAGTTGATAGGCACAACTCCATGCGCGATTGACAGCACAGGTGTAGGCGACCCGATTGTGGAGAAAATCCAAAAACGCTGCCCTCGGGTTATCGGGGTTAAATTCACCTCACAAAGCAAACAGCAAATGATGGAACAATTAACCGCGGATGTTCACGCTGCTGCCATAGGTTTCCCTGAGGGGGTAATCGCTGACGAGATGCGGAACTTTGAATTTGAACACACAGCCACGGGGATGCGGTATTCTGCGCCATCAGGGTTGCACGATGACGCGGTGTGCGCCTTGGCACTTGCCCGGCATTGCTGCCAAAAAAATAAGAAGGGCGTTTTTTATGTTATCTAAAATAGTGCTTACCATAGCCATATACGAAATAATCAAAAGCATAGCCATACATTTGTGGTATAAGATAGTAAAATGAAACTACCTAAGAACTGGGATAGCATTACAATCGGTCAATTTCAGCAGCTGCAAAAGTTGACTGAACCGACCTTTGACAATCAAATCAAGACGCTGGCCGTTTTGAGTAATTACACCCAAGAACAAATCGAAGACTTGCCCGTGTACAAGGTGACCGACCAAGTCGCAAAACTGGCGTTCATGTCTGATTTACCCAAGCCGAAACACATCACCGGATTTTGGTGCAAAAATTATGTCTATAAATTCGCTGCAAACCAGCATCAGTTAACGGCTGGGCAATTCATAACCATTCAGGATTTAATTCAGTCAGGGAATTGGATAGATAACCTGCATAAGATAATGGCAGCCTTGTGTGTGCCGTACCGGGTAATGTGGCCAAAGCGGTGTGAGTTGAAGGCACAGGACTTTGAACGGGTGGCAGAACTCTTCAAAAACAAAATGCCTATCTCGTTGGCATACGCCTACACGCTTTTTTTTTCGACTTGCTGGCCGGAATTACAAGACGCTATCCTTCACTATTTAAAGGAGGAGGCGGAGATGATGAAGGCGACATTAGAAGGCAAGACCGAGCAGGTTTAATATGGCTCAAGACCGTTGACAAACTGGCACGAGGCGACCGGGCAAAGTACGACTACTTCCTGAAAATGGGCATCATTGAGTTTTTGAACTCTTGCAGCTTTGAACACGAACGGGGCAGGGCAAGGGGTGAACGACTGAACCAAGCCAGCAGCGATGCGAAACGGGCAAAGGACATCAATGTTTATGTGGTGGCACTTTTGCAAGAACTTTTAGATTAGTATATTTGTAAATAGTCAGGTGGCGGAATGGTAGACGCTTAAATGGAGTATCATGTTGTATAACCAGTACGAAAACTACAACCTCTATATTCAATAACAGGTTCGACTCCTGTCCTGACTACCCTCCCTGTCGATAGCATCGGCAGACCGACCCGGTTTCAGCAATGAGCCGGGTTTCTCTTTGGTACATTTAAAGGTGTGAGCATATCAAAGGCGCAATTAGAGCAAAAGAATAAAGATGCACTTGCCAAACTTGGGGTGAATGCTGATGACCCCGATTTAAAAGGCGGCAGTTTACTTGACCAATTATTGCTGGGCGCAGCGCAAGAATTAACCGAGCAATTACGCAACAAAATAACTGAAAAAAAGGTTGTTGGCACGGGCAATCTTCGCAGCAGTATAGATGCAACTGAAACCTACAAAATAGGCAACGGGGTGGCTGTAAATATACGAATGGCAGACTATTATTATTGGGTTGACCAAGGCAGGGGCAAAACTAAAAAGAAAAATGAAGGGGGCATGAAGGTGTGGGAACATATCAAAGAGTGGATTGGACACAAGGGTATTGCCGTTCCCGAAGATTTTAAAAAAGACAATTTAACTGCCGATGAAGAATTGACAAGTTTTGCCCACGCTATTGCAAACAAGATACACAGCAAGGGTACGATTAAGAGGTTCGGCTACAAGGGTGCGAACTTCATTGAAGAGGTATTGTCGCCCCAAAATATTGACACGATTGCCCAGCACCTTTCAGACGCTTTCGGGCAGCGCATTTTGATTTCGGTTAAAATGGTGGAAAGCGAATTGTCAAAACAATACACCGCTGCGAAGTAAAGTACATTTCAATGTGTGGCAATAACCATTGAAAACGAACCGGGCGACATCACCCCGGCTTATTCCGACATCACTTACACACTGAGCAGCAACAACTCAGGGCAGACAAATTTCAAATTCGTTGCCGTTGTCAAAAATGCGGCTGGCACTATTCTGGCCAAACTCAAAGCCCCGGTTTACACTGGCACCAGTTACGGGGTGTTTAACCTTTCCCGGATATTGCAGAACTATGTAACATTTGACTTCAATCAGGCGACTACAATCCCGGCCAAATGCAGCAATTCATTCCTTGCCTACTCAGTTGAGTTTGGTGAAGAGTACGGAGGCACTGAATATCTGAACCTAACCAGCGACACGGGTAAGTACACTTGGAACGGGTTGTTTTCCAAATGGGAAAGTGAGGCCGTTAGTGATTACGAAATCGCAATTCCCAGCAGTCGCAAGTTTTTAACCACGGTTCGCAGCCGCAGGGTTACACGGGCGCAATATGACTACCTTTATTTTTTGAGGGGTGCTGCCACCGGAGTAGATGAAGTGGAAGTGAAAGCCTACGATGCGGCAGGTAACGCCACCACATCGGTAATTGACCAGACATTTAACACCACGGCAAAGGACGAATACTTACTCCGCATGGCAGCAGGGGTTGTAAACCTGAACCAAATATCCGCAGCAAGTTTAATCAGCGGCACGGCAGGTTCGGTT